AACCAGTTTCAATGACTTCACTCGTCAATTCCTGTTTTGACAACGATTGTGATTGGTTGGTCGCTGTCTCCGCTGATTGTTTGCTCTGCTTTTCCATCAATTCTATCTCCAAGTTCCTTAATTGCTGATATATCTCCATCCTCAGCTTTTCTAAATAATGCTTCTGCTACGTTGTGTAGGCGTTTAGCATCCTCTTGTATTGCAAGTTTCTTTACTACCTTGCCCCAAGCCCTGTTATTTTTACTGCTATTTGTGTTACCTTTTGGTGCGCCCATTATACTTCCTGTTAAGTGGTGGCTTTTAAACTGCTCAGGAGAAGGAAGCAGAGCCACCGATTAAATTCTTTAAATAGCCCCTCCCAGTAATATCTGAGAGGGTGCATCTGGATTTACAGCATCCGTTGACTGTTATTACTTTTGCATCACATAGTGATTAAGTTGTATTACAGTTGTTTATCGGTTCATTACATACATTGTTACCTCAAAACCGAAACGCATTTCAGTAACTACTGGTTGTGTCCAATGAGTTTTCATATGTTTATTCCTTTTTTAACGATTAAAAAATAAACAAATATCAGATGAGAGCTATGCAAGTCATCCTTGATTGTTTCCCCTTCCTATTACTATAAGGACATTTAGCATAGCCACTCCAAACCCCAGTGTTTATAAGGGTTTGAAGAGGTATGTTTTCCTGCGACATTTTAGGTAATTTCACAGCTATTACCTACACATGCCATAGTTTGTGAGCCTTCAGTGTTATCGTCTTCCTCAATTAACTCTGAGAAATCAATTAACTGTGGTGTTTCAGCTATAGCCTGCCTGAAACTATCTTTATTAATGTCCTGATATGGTGCTTGAACATAGGTATGGTCTGAGTGTGGTAAGAAACTAATCCCTGATATTTCATCAAAGTGTTTATATACCCAAGCTCCAACCTCTAGCCATTCATGCTCTCTAACGTTAATCGTTACAGAAGGTTTATGTTCGCACCAATGCCTTTGATAAATTAGCCACGTTTCAAGCTCTTCAAGAGCAGTTCTATCGTCTCGTGTAACGCTACCTCGAGGACTTTTAATAGGAAAACTAAAGACTGCGGTGCTATCAGGACGATACGCTTCGTCTTCAACAGCAACCCCTTTTTGCTTGAGGAATTCATATAAAGAGTCTTTTTTATCAATTCTAACAGTACGAATATAATAATTACTATGTCGACTATGAATACCACTAGCGGAGTCAACAAGCTGACTAACAGTACCGCTAGGCTTAACGCAAGTAATACTAGCAGATTCTGGAACGTCAAGGAGCTTGGCATATTTTTTGTTTGTTTTTCTTGCTTCATCACGCAGTTCCTCCAATAATTTAGGGTCAGGATTAGCCATAAACTTGTTATCCATAATCCCTGTTAATGAAACACCTAACAACCTTTCCTCTTCAGTGTTTTTTGTCCACTCAGCAGACAAGAACTGAAATTTAGTTAAGGTAGATTGAAAAGTACCTAATATTGTAGCAAGCCTAACCTTTTCTTTTAAGGTTTCGTGAGTGTCTTCAGCCCTTACAACACACTCTGTGAGGTTACACATCTGCCCTGTGGGACGAAGTATAATTTCTGAGCAGGGGTTTGTTCCGTAACTTAAGCTAGGGTCTCGTCCTTGCTTTTCAGCCTGTTTCTGAGATGCTACCCTGTTAAAGATACCACGCTCACCAGACTTAGACTTAACTAGCGATAACCATTCTTCCATGAATACTTCCATGTCAGGCTTTTCTGTATAAGCAACAGAGTTATTAGCTAAACCACGCCAAGGAAACTCGTTATACCAAGCGCCTATCTTAGCTTCACGCATACGTTTGTCAGTAAGGTTGGATAAAGATATAAGGGCTGACCTTCTTACACCGCCAACAACTACAATCTCACCAATCATACACACAATGTCATGCACTTCAATAGAAGTTAACTTGCGACCTTGAGAGTTTTTAAAGGTGTCAGTAACAAACTCAAACAACCTTTTTAATGGCTCATGTCCTGATGCTCTACCACCAAATGTTTTAAGTCTAGCGCCTGCTGGTCTAACACGAGAGTAGTCAATGGTTGGTATATCACCTTCCCATAAGTTAGATAATAACTTTTTAAAGGCTTTAGCCCACCCCAACTTACTGTCACCTACAACAATGACATCATCACAAGGAGATACAGAGTCAGGGATTTTAGGTAGTTTGTCAATTTCTTGACGTTCACAACTAAAACCTACACCTGTACCATTCATTAATATATAAAGTATTTCAGAGAATACTCTTTTGTGACTTACTGCAATATAAGCACAATTATAAGCAGATATATTATCACGTTCACAGGCTTCACCTGCTGTCATTAACAACCTCATACTTGGCATAACTTCTAGGTTTAAAACAGATTGATGTATTTTATCAATGTCCTTACCTAGCTCGGGTCTGTGTTTACGAATAAAATCTGTTAGTCGTGTAACAGTTTCTTCAAAAGTTTCCCTGCGTTTAAGTTCAGGGATGTATCTAGCGTAACGTGATACATGAATAAAGCGTTGGTAGTTATCCAAATTTTTTCCTTGTGTCATAAAATCCTCCTGTAGTTTAAGATAAGTCGGCAATAAAAGATTTCCATCTTCCATTTACCTTTTTCCAGCCCTCAACAAGTAGTACCCAGTCAGCATCTCTTAGATGAGGTGTGTATTCTGAGTCTGTAATCTTGTCTATTCTGGCGTTCATGTTACCATACGTTGTTACTTGTATAGCATGGGTTTCGCCTGTGATAGATATACCTAGTATGTCAAAGTTCCACAGGTCTTGGCGAATCCTAGCAAATGAGTTCCATTTTTCAACTACTTGTACTAACTTGTAGTCTCCACTTTCTTTCAT